TGATTGAAGGAGGAGCACAGTACGATAATGCAGCAGTTGTCCTTAAACCAAGTACATCAGACCATGTAGAAGTATGCGGATATGCTGGGATTTCTCTTAAAACAAACTATCGGCAGATGTTCCATATTGACGGCGGTGGGCATGCAACCTTTGTTTCGGATGCAACTATGTCTACAGGTGCGAGTACAATCAGAGGTTTGTGGGTAAAGTCGGAAAGCCTTTCTTGGGGTGTTCTTGGAATTCAATGCTCTCACGATTCTGGTGATATGACTATGATTAAATTTCAAGATGGTGATGGTGATGCTTGTGGAACTGTAACGAGTAGTGCTAGTACTAATACAACCAGCTATGGCACTACAAGTGATTACAGATTAAAAGAAAATCTTGTCAGTATGAGTGGATCAATAACCAAACTAAAATCTTTAAAGCCAAAATATTTTAATTTTATAAAAGATCCTGACAAAACAGTTTGTGGGGGATTTTTAGCACACGAAGTTTCAGACATTGTGCCGGAAGCAGTCACAGGTGAAAAGGATGCAATGACAACGGATGACAGTAGTGGTGAAGAAGTTGAAGTTATTGATCCACAGAATGTAGATTATGGAAAATTAACTCCCCTTTTAGTTGGAGCATTACAAGAAGCAATTGCACGAATAGAAACTCTGGAAAACGCATAATAAAAAACAAAAATTATTAACAAGTGAAAAATTAGATTATGAAATTATCGGTATTCCAGCCATGGAGTGAATTTGTAATGAGGGGGGTTCTCCCCGAAGAACTCACATCAAAATTAATTGAATTGACTAATATTATTTCTCAAGATGTTGAAAAAGTATCTAAAAATCATCATTTGGCTGGAGAAATCAAAAATGAATGGGAAATAGATGTTCCTTTACTTAAAAGTGTTGGATTTCAACCTTTTTTAGTTAAATTGATAAAAGAATATATTCGACTCGTTAAAATTCAAAGTAGACCAAACGATACACATTTGGAATGTTCTGATGAAGTATTTCTTGAAAATAATTCTTTTTTTGAAGAAAAACAATGGACAATAGATTCAGCATGGTTTAATGTTCAAAGAGATAATGAATATAATCCAACTCACGTACACAACGGACTACTTTCTGGTGTTCTTTATCTCAAAATTCCAGAATATCTTCCACCAAGAAAAAATAAAAATACTGATGGAACGATAACTTTTGTTGGAAATACATCCTCAAATGATGGTTTATTTACAAATCCGCAATTTTCTATTTCTCCAAAAGTGGGAGATATTTTTATTTTTCCTTCTACGTTAAGACACCAAGTATATCCTTTTCGGACTGAAAATGGACAAGAAATTAGAAAATCTTTGTCGTTTAATATATGGGAGAGGAAAACATATTTATAGGAAAAAATCATGAAAATTATATTTTGTCTGCCAGGAGCATCTTACTCTGGCAGGTTTTTGCAAAATTGGACAAATCTTCTCTCTGAACTTCCTAAGTACAAGATTACTTACGGACTTTCACAGCATTATCTCTGCAATATCTACCACGCAAGAACCAAGTGTCTTGGTGTTTCTTTAGATCGTGGAGTGGATCAAAAACCATTTGACGGAAAAGTGGATTATGATTATCTCATGTGGATTGATTCTGATATGGTGTTTCAGCCAGAACAATTCTTCAAACTTCTAGAACATGACAAAGATGTTGTGTCTGGTATGTACAAAATGTCAGACAACAAAAATTATGCAACTGTAGAAAACATGGATGAGGATTTCTTTGAGCAATGGTCTTACTATCAATTCTTACAAGACAATGATATTAAGAAGAAAAATGGAAAACTTTTCAAAGCAGATTACACAGGAATGGGTTGGATGCTCGTTAAATATGGTGTGATTGAAAAAATGAAATATCCTTATTTTTATCCAAGAAAAACAATCCACAAAGCAGGCTGGGAAGAGTTTGTGTGGGATGATGTTGAATTCTGTTTGAGAGTCAGAGAAGCAGGGTTTGATGTGTGGGTTGATCCAAATATCATACCTGGCCACGAGAAAATGATGGTTTTGTAGAAGTTAAAACTTTCGTAGAATAAATATAAATAAATATTCACAATTCTTTACGGAAGTTTTTATGGCAGTTTCACTCAAGAAAAAATTACAAAATTACACCATTGATCAAGGTGCAACTTTTGAGAAGACAATAGGTGCGGAAAACAACTCTTCATCCGCTGTAACTATTTCTTCTGGTACAGTTGCGGGCGGAATTATCAAGAATTTCGCATATGCAAACACCCTTCAATCATTTACAACCTCTCTTACTGGTGCAAATTGTACCTTTTCATTGACTGCAACTCAAACCGCAGCACTCACAGAGGGTAAATACTATTATAGTTTAACCTACACACAAAGTGGAGGTACAGTAAAAGAACGACTTGCAGAAGGCTTGATAACAATTAGTCCTTCCGCTGAAATTAACAACGGATAAAAATATGTCTTCTACACAACCAGCATCTACTACAGAATTAAAAGAATACTGTCTAAGGAAACTTGGAAAGCCAGTGATTGACATCAATCTTGCAGATGAGCAAATGAACGATATGATTGATGAGTCAATTCAGATGTTTCAAGAGTACCATTTTGACGGAACAGAAGTGGATTATTATACAGAGCAAGTTACTGCAAGTACTCTTACTTTTGCAAGTAGTGCAACAGGAACTTTTACAGTTGGTGAAACAATTACAGGGGGAAGTTCAAATGCAACTGCCGAGGTTCAAAAAAGAACGAGTGCAACTGTTTTAAAATTTTTCAAACACAAAGATGGAAATGGACTCAGGGCTGCAAACACTTCTGCAAATACATTTGTTGCAGGAGAAACAGTAACAGGAGGAAGTTCTGGTGCAACAGGAACAGTACATGGAACGCAAGCAACCGCAGTTTCTTTTGGAAATCATGATAACAAGTATCTGACTATTGCAGACACGATCATAGGAGTTAGAGATGTTCTTGCAATCGGAAAAGGTTCTTCAGATGATATGTTCTCGGCAGAATACCAATTCAGATTAAATGAACTTCCATCCGTAACACAGGGTGCAGGAGGATTATCTTATTATGCAGCTGCTCAGCAAAACATTGCATTATTAAATCAATTATTTTCCTCTGGAACTACCAGACAAATACGATTCAATCGTTTAACAGATAAACTCCATTTGGATATGGATTGGGACGAAGCAGTTGATATTGATAATTGGATTATTGCACAATGCTATAAAAAGATTGATGGGTCAACATATACAGAAATGTATAATGATTTGTTTTTGAAGAAATATACAACTGCATTATTCAAAAAACAATGGGGTCAAAATTTAATAAAATATGATGGAATGCAATTGCCGGGCGGTGCAACTTTGAACGGAAGACAAATTTATGATGATGGACACACAGAACTTGAAAAATTAGAAGAAGAAATGCAATTGAGATATTCATTGCCAGACAACTTTTATGTAGGATAAACGGATGCCAACAAGCTCATATTTCCGTACCTTTGATGCAAAAAATGACCAAGAACTTTTGCACTCATTGGTTACGGAATCTATACAAGTAACTGGTTATGATGTAAATTATATTCCTAGAACACTTGTCAACGAAGATACTATTCTTGGTGAAGATTCTATATCTGAATATAAAGATGCATATTCGGTTGAGATGTACATCAAATCGGTTGACGGATTTGAGGGCGAAGGTGATCTTGTTTCTAAGTTTGGTTTAGAGGTACGTGATCAAATTATCTTTTCCATGTCAAGACGAGCATGGGAGGGATTGGATATTGGAGTCCGGCCGAAAGAGGGAGATCTCATTTATTTCGGACTGACAAGCAAACTCTTTCAGATATTATTTGTTGAACATGAAACACCTTTCTACCAAGCAGGCGCATTACCAACATTTGATTTGACTTGCGAACTCTTTACGTATTCTGATGAAGCAATGGATACAGGAGTTAATGAAATTGATGTTGTTGAACAGAAACAATCCTTTGTTCGCACATTTGAATTAACAAGTGTTTCTGGTACATTTACAGAAGGAGAAACAGTCACAGGAGGAACTTCTGCTGTAACAGGAGAAGTTGCAAGATGGGATTCTTCAACAAGTTATTTGTACCTCATCAACATGACAGGAAATTTTACTTTGAACGAAATATTGACAGGAGCATCAAGTACTGCAACTGGAACATATTCAACCAAACAAACAACTGATGAAACTTCTGAAACGCTTCAGACAATTGACAATTCAACATCAGATCAAATTTCTAGTAATAAACAATTTGAGATTGATGCGGATTCAGTATTTGACTTTTCTGAATCCAATCCATTCGGGGATAATCCATAATGTTCGGAACATATTTTTATCACCAAACTAGCCGAAAGATGGTGGTTGGTTTTGGTACATTATTCAATACACTTGAAGTACAAAGAACTGATAGTTCTGGTGATGTGACTGAGGTTATAAAAATACCTCTTTCATATGGGCCCAAAGATAAGATGTTGACAAGGATCAGTGCAGATCCAAATTTGAATCCTAAAGTGGCCCTCACAGTGCCCAGAATGGGATTTGAACTAACTTCTATGACATATGATAGTGCGAGAAAACTTAATACTATGAATAGAAATGTCGCAAAAGGAACTACAGGACTCAAGAAACAATTCAGTCCTGTTCCTTATAATTGGGAGTTTTCTCTTTATATTTTTGTAAAGAATGCAGAAGATGGCACTCAAATTTTAGAGCAGATTCTTCCATTTTTTACACCAGAGTTTACTGTATCAATGACTTTGATTTCCAGTATGAGTGTGAAACATGATATACCATTAGTACTAAATTCGGTAACAAGTGAAGATACTTATGAAGGAGATTTTGCAACAAGAAGGTCTATAATTTGGACACTTTCTTTTACAATGAAAGGATACCTATATCCAAACATAGTAGATAATGCGAAAGTTATTACAGATGTTACAGTAGACACCCACCTAATGTCGGAGGCAGTATCGGCAGAACCAGTATATATCATTTCAGAAGATAGTACTGCATATACTACAAACAATTTAATTTTAAACAGTCATGAAGTAGATGATGCAACAAGAATAAGAATATTATCAGAAGCATCTCAGGGAGCCGCAGCTGCTGGTGCAACTGTAAGTAGGGCAAATGTTGTTCCTGTGGATACAGATGCTCTTGATGACGAAGATTTTGGATTTAGTGAAACCTTTTCGTTCTACCCACAAGGAGTCACATATGATCCTGTAAGTGGAACGGATAGTTAATGAAAGTAGAAAAATTGGTTGAACAGAGGATTGAGAAACACCTTGATCTTGGGGAAAATCCCCCCCACTATACTAAAAATGAAGTAAAAGTTCTAAATACAAACGAGGTTTCTCCCCCTATTGTTATTAATGGTGAAGGCGAAAAGGATACAGATTTTCAATATGCTCGTGAAAATATGTATGACATCATTGAAAAAGGTAGGGATGCTATGGAGGAACTTTTGGAGATTGCGAAAGCAGAAG